CCTAAAACAGGTTTAATATATTTTCTTTGAGTTGTTAAAATGTAATTAGTAAAATATGCTTCATCAAAAGCAACATCATTAATAGCTAAAGAAGCTACTTGTACATCTGTTATTATTTCTGTATTCAATGCCATTACTCTTCTATTTCTTCATTAGTTACTTCTGTTTCAATGTTTGCTACGGCATTTTGATTTATAAATAATTCTCCTCTAATATCTCCTTCTTCAAAAGGCTGTAAACCTATCATTAATCTACCTTCATTTACTGTAGTTACTGCATTTAGTTCTACTCTATCACTATTACCAACTGGAGAAACATTTAAAATACTTAGTTTATAATCTCCAAATTTAGTTTCTCTTTTTATAATGTTGTTTAATGCTCTTAATATTGGTTCTTGAAAATCAGGTATAATTACAGAATTCATAAACTTGTCATACTCTAGTTTTATCTGTTGATTGCTTCCTAATTTTCCTGAAGTTTCTAAACCTGCTAAAGATGGTGTTATTCTATGTGCTGTTATAATATTTCTTACTGCTAATTCACTAAGCATTTGAAACTCACCATCTCTTTCTCTTTCAAATTCAATTACCTTTGCAGCTTGTTCAGGACTATCTAATAATTCAACTAAAAACTTATCATTATTTCCTTCTCCTGTGTACCTCTTTTTTATTTCTTGTACATAAGCTTGTGCATTCATTCCATCAGGTACTTCTCCAAACATTTGCATGAGTACACTAGGAAAAAAACCATTATCAAATTTATCAATATTGTATTTAGAAATTCTATACTCTATATCAATCCAGTCTAAAGCACCAGTATAATCAGGTAAACCGTAGTAGCTAAATTCAGGATATTTACGCATGATATGAACTAAATACTCATTTTTTGGTGTACCATTCCAAAATGTAAGGCTGCTATTTATTGGATAGTCGCTAACAGGTGCATAATTTAATAGTATATCTCGCCAAAAGTTAGAAATATAAGCACGTTTTTTATCTTTTCCTTTTCTAACAGTTGTAGCATCTTCACTAAAAATAGCAGTATAATTACCTGACTTTTTAACGTGTGGATAACATTGCCCTGTTATTACATAGTTTTGTACTAATTGCTTAAATAAAGTATCTATAGTATCATTTTCAGGATTAACTTCCATTAACCATTCTTGAAAGTCTTTAGGTAAATCTTTAAAATCTACTACTTCTCCATCTTTAGAATATAGAAAACCTTTACCGATTGTAAAAGCTATTTTTTGATTAATAATAGAACTATGTGTACTTGATCTTCTAGCACGTTTAGCTAAATCATTTGGATAAATATTATTAGAATCTTGAAAAAAAGGTACAAATTTCTGTTCAATATCCTTGTTTATCTCTTTCTCCTTTTTAATTATTGGAGTAGTTATAGGATCTTTTACAGTACTAGCTTTAATACTGCTTTTTTTAACCGTATTTTTAAGCTTATTAATCTTCTTTTTTTGCATTACTTTCTACTACTTCAACAATATTATTAAAACCTGCTTTATATAGCTTATTTAAGTCTTTTTGGCTAGTCTTTTCTGTTAAGTTAATAACACCTACAGAACCTGTTACTTTCTTGCCTAAAAATTCAGCTTTTATAGTAAACTTTTTCATATCTCTAATATAGTAAAAAAAAATTAATTATTTAGACCGAATATAAATAACAAAAAAAAAGGATAGCTTTTAAACTATCCCTTTATAATTAATATAATTAATCTAATTAAGATCCAAAAGTTTTAGTACCTCCAGCATTTAGATCAATAGTACCTACAAATTCTCTAAGAAGTTGAGCCTGTTTTCCTGCAAAGGTAACAGTATATCCGTTCTGACCTTGTAACTCTCCTTCTAGAACCTCATTAGCAACTGCATCTACAGAAGCATCAGTACCCATTATTTCATCATATCCTAAAACAAAAGCTATATTATCATTTGTTGCTTTGTTGTAAGTTTCAAAAATAACTACTAATCCACATGATTCAACATATTGATTAATTCCAAAAGCTTTTACTTTCTCCATTTTAGGTGCAAAGACCTCTAAAGAAGTTTCATAAGATATAGAACCATTTTCTCTAGATCCTTCTGAACTATAAACCTTAGTTTCTAATTCTCCTTCTATCTCATACCATTTATCATCTGTAGTAGATAATGTAACTGCAGTATAAGATTGATCAGTAGCACTTGCAGTAAAAGATACAATATCATCTTTATTGATAACGTAAACTGCTTTTATACCACCTCTTCTATTTTCATCAGCACAGCTAATTAAAATATCTGTTGTAATTTCTGCCATTTTATTTAAATTTTATAAATTAAAAAATACCCCCACATATTAGTGAGGGCTTTTATTTCTACCAGTAAAAAGAAATTAATTCTCCAAATACAAATTGTACTCCCATCTTATACTTAGCAATGATTTTTAACAATTCATCATCATCATCATTTGATCTAAATTTAAGTTGTGCTTCAGGATCATTAACATCAGAACCAATTACTAGGTTTTCATCTGCAGTATAAACTAACATATTCTTACCTATATCAATTCCTAAACCACCTGAATTAGGATTAGTAGCATCAGCTAATTGAGTGTCCCACCCTGTAACAGTAATTATTGGAATACCTCTAAAAGTTAATTGAGAATTTCCTTGACCGTCGATAAGTCTAGATAAACCTAAGTTATTACCAGTACCTAATTGCTCATAAGTAGTAATTAAATTATCTTCGATAGTACAAGTAACTCTAATTGACTTCTTGTTATTTGGTACTTGTCTTAATACTTTAGTTTGGTTTTCATAAACTGACTTTAAAAGTTCATAAGCACCATCTGCAACTAAATCACCATTAGTATCTTCAACACTTGCGATAGTTGACATTTCAACATATTTACCTAACTGTGCAGAATCTGCTACAAAGTTTTGTACAAATCCATCAAACTGTGCATAATCAGCACTTGCAGCAGTAGATGCAGCAAACCATGCAATACGACCATTATCATCAGCAATAGCTTCACCAACTGACTTTCTTGCAATATCTCCAACTACAGTAGGTAGTAAATCATCTATAGCAGTACCTGAACCATAAGCTTCTTCAAATACAGTACCGTAGAAAGTATCTCCACATTGCTCTAAGTTTACTTTCAATTTAGAAACTTCTAAAGTTCTATCTGAAACATTAACAATACCACCAGTAGCAGAAAAACCACAACTAGAATAAGCCCTTACTATTTTAGTAAGTGGAGAAGATAAATACATATTAGTTTTTACCTTTACATTTGGAATAACTCTTATTCCTTTTAAATCATCAGAACCTTCTGAAGGCTCAAAAAATAATCCTTGTACATCAGTACCTTGATAAGTAGCACTTAATGATTTTGTAATAAAATTTGCCATTTTTTTTAATTTTAATTTTTAATTTACTTTTTATTTCTTAATCCTGACATTTCAAAAGTTGCTAAAATAGCTTCTCCTAATTCATCTTTAATTAATTCTTTTTTACTTTCTAAAACATCTTCTTTAGCAGGTATTACTTCTCTACTAGCAGATAATTTTTCAAGTTCTTTTTTAGATAGTTCTAAAGCTTCAGCACTTGCTTTAACTTCTTCAACTTGTTTAGCATTTGCCTCTTCTAGTTCTACTAGTTTAGCTTTTGCTTCTTCTAATTCTACTGAAGCCTCAGCTTCAATACTCGCTTTGATTTCAGCTTTTAAAGCTTCCATATCAATAGCTTCTTCTTTCTTAACTTCTAAAGGTGCTTCTGCTTTTGCTTCTCCACCTAATAAAGCCTTGATTTGATCCAATATTGAATCTTTCTTTTCAGACATATTTGATTTATTTAATTGATTTACATAATCTTTAGGAATGTTTTTATAACCCATTCCTTTTAATTTTTCAGTAGATGCAAAAGCTGCTACTTTCATTCCTTCTTTTACAGAACTTACAAAACCTTTTTCAGTTGCTTCTTCTGAAAATATCCACGTTTCATTAGCCATCATTTCTTGAATTTCTTCTAAACCTAATCCAGTTGCATTAGTATAAATCTTTGCAATCTTTAAATTAATAGAATCCATTAATTCAGCTTGTTTACCTAATTCTTCTTGATACTTTCTAATTTCATCTGAATTCATACCCTCCATAGATACTATAGGTATCCATGAGTTATGAATCATGATAACACTATTTTCAGTCATTGTAGGTAATTCATTTCCTGAATAAGCTAAAACAGATGCAGCAGAAGCAGCAATACCAACTATTTCTACATTTACTTTAATACTAGAAGTTTTTAAGAAGTCATAAATAGCAAAAGCTTCAAAAACAGAACCACCACCACTATTAATAGTTAGATTTATTTCTTTAGCGTTTGAAGTTTTAACTTCTTCAATAAATTCTTTAGCATTAACACCAAAGCCACCTATTTCCTCATCAATAGATATTGAAAGTGCATTATTAATTGAATTATTTACGTTATACCACTTCATATAAACAATTTTAAATAAAAAGTTATTATTTGTATGCTTATTTATTAAACAAAAAAAGGGTAATAGCTTTTAAACCATTACCCTAAAAACAAAACACACACAAAACAAACTTTTAACTCTTATATCTAGTATCTTTTATAATTTTTCTAATATGGTTTACAGATAGATCATATTTAGCTGATAAGTTATAGTAGATACTCATTTGCCTTTCCAAAGGATTTCTATTCATTATATCATAATCTCTTAATACTGAAAAGTTTCTTAACTCATTTGTATTAATTAATCCTGTTTTCAACAAATGTAAACAAGCACTTTTAGAATCTATTGAATCTTTAGTAATTTGATAAAGTGTAAATACTAAATCATTTTCCAGTTCTTCAATCTCTGTTGCCAATAAGTTACTATTCTTTTTTTGCATCTTGAACAATTACCTGTAAAAGTTGGATCTATTTTTTCACTAAATAAACCGTATAAATATTTTAAGCTTTTAGAATCAGGAAAGACTTTACTAAATACTTTTAAATAAGCATCTAATATTTTAAGCTTTTCTTCTTCTGTTAAATTATTTAAATTTTCATTAACATTAAATTCTACCATTTTAATTTAGGGCATTTTTCTTTTTCAAATAATACTTTATCATTAATTGAACATTTACAAATACTACATTGTGTAACACCTTTTTTTTTAAAGAAAAACAAGTATATAAAATCCTTTCTAAAATACTCACATAAATTACAAATACTTAACCGTTTTTGCTTTTCCTTAGTGCTTAAAATATCAGAATATTCTAAATTTTTGATTGATCCAAATAATCTAGCTAACATCATTTAAATATACTATATTTTATCCAAAACTTGCCTCCTGTTCTATATTATTTACTTTAATAGCTTGTGAAGTAGTATCTGTTGCAACATTTGTAACTTGAATACTAGAAAGACTATTACTAATTGCTTTAGTCATTCTACTTTCTAAACCTTGTAAATCTACATTACCATTTGATACCATACCACCGTTAGCATACCCTATACCTAAATTAGGCATAGGTTTATTAGTTCTCATGTTTTCCAATGCACTAACTAAACTAGAACCTTCTGAAGTTCCTAAAACGTGTTTAGGTACTACATATTCTCCTTCATGAACTATACCAGCTTGTTTAAATCCTGTTTCATCTGCTATACCTGATCCATTACCTGTATAACCACCTTGAGCAAATGATTGTGAAGCTATTGCCCCTGCTTGTACAGCACTTTTAGCTATTGCTATTCCTGTTAATACTGCAGCTTGAGATAAACCAGCACTACCAAAAGTAACAGCGTTTAATGGGTTAGCTGCTGCTGCTGCTTGAATGTTAGCTATTTCAGTTGCTAAGGCTATTGCAACATTAGCTAATTCTAATCTTTTCTTCTTTTTAAAAGCATCTTTTTCTATTTTAAGTTTTTCAGCTTCAAATTGTGCTTGATTTATTACACCATTTTCTAATTTAGCATTTAAATTAGCTAATTCTATATCCTTTTCTCTATCTGCTTTTTGTTGTGCAATATCGGTTAATAACATTGCAGTTTCTCCAGCTATTTCAATTCCTTGTTGTTTTACTTCTAAAGCAAAAGCTGCATTATCTTCTAATTCTTTTTTCTTGTTTTCTTTATCTTTTTCAACTTCTTTTAAATTATCTGCTTCTTTTTCATCTTTAAACTTTTCTCTAATAGCTTTTTCTTTTGCTATTCTATTAGCTTCTAAATCTAAAATAGCAGCATTTTTTAAGTCTTCATTTGCTATAGAACTTTCATATTCATCTCTTTGAGCCTGTATAGATATTCTTAATTTAGCTATTTCTAATTCTTCTTTGTCTTTAATAGCTAATAAATCTGCTTCATTTCTTAGCCTTTCAGATTCTTTTATTAATTTCTCTTCTGCTTTTAATTTATCTTTAGCTAGTTTTTCAGAAGCTTTTTTTTCTTCTTTTGTTAATTCTTTAGTAGATATTATTAATTTATCATTAATTAATGTTTTTTCTTTTTTTATTTCTAAATCAGATTCTTCTTCAACACCTAACTTTTTAAGTAACTTTTCTCTATTTTCTGCTAATAAATTAGCTTCTTCATTTTGTTCATTTAAATCTTTGTTAGCTACAGATAAAGAATTAATAATACCTCTAAGTTTATCAGCAGCATCTGCTTGTAAATTAGTAGATTCTACTGTAGTACCAAAAGTTGTTTGAGTTGTAACTCTTACTGCTTGTTTATCTAAAACAGCTAAAAGTTCTTTAGCTTGTTCTAGTTGACTTTTACCTACTGAAACTTCTTTACTTATTCCTTTAAATTTACTTTCTCTTATAGTTAATAATTGTTTTTCTAAATTAGCTTCTACTTCTAATCTTTTTATTTCAGCATCTGCTTGTTCTTCTGCTTTTTCGCTTATCTTTTCATCTTCACGTTTTATTAAAATTTGATTAACTAACTGTTTATTAACTTCTTTTAATCTTTTAGCTAAAACTTCATTAGATAAATTTTCTTTATCTAAATTTTTTAAAAAGTCTTTATTTAATATATTTAATTCATTTACTAATTTTGCTCTTTCTTGACTTCCTTCATTTAATCTTAATATTCTTTGAACTAGTAAATTAGTTTTAATTCTTTGGTCTTCTAAAGCATCACTTTCTTCATGAGTATTACTAGTAAGGTCTGAAAGTGTGGTTATTAATTCAGTAGCACCTTGTGCTAAATCTCTAAAAAAATCAGTACCAGTAGAACCTAAAATTAATCCTTCAAAAGCACTAGAAAGTCTTTTTAAATCTCCTTCTAAAGTATCTCCTACTACTGCTGCCATTTGTTTAGCACTACCTGCAGCATTTTCTAGTGAAGTTGCAAAATCTTTTGTTTTTTCTTCATTATTAGCTAGTGTTATTGCTACTGCTGCACCTCTTTTACCAAATAAATCTAAAGCAGTTGCTGCAGGATCTAAACTATTTCTAATCTTTTCAAATGCTTCAGAAGTTGTTAAACCTGCTTTTTGAGTATCTAAAAGAATATTTCTTAATGCAGTACCAGCAGTTGAAGCATCAAAACCAGCATCAGTTAAAGTACCTAAACTTGCAGTAGTTTGTTCTATTGAGAATCCAACAGTAGCAGCAACTGGAGCAACAGAAGCCATAGCAGTTTCAAATTTACTAAGGTCTAAAGCAGAATTAGTAAATGATTTAGCCATTACGTCAACTATTCTTTGAGTATCTTTAGCTTCTAATCCAAAACCGTTAATAGTTGCTGCAGCTACTTTTGCAGATTGTGCTAAATCTGATCCTGTAGCAGTTGCTAATTCTAAAGTAGCTTCTGAAGCATCTAGAATTTCTTGAGTGCTAAAACCTAATTTAGCATATTCTTCTTGAAGTTTTCCAACTTGTGAAGCTGTAAATTGAGTACTAGAACCTAAATCTTTAGCAGACTTTTCTAGTTTATTAAATTCATCTGCAGTAGCACCTGTAATAGCTTTTACAGTTGCCATTTGTTGTTCAAAATCTTTAATAGTTTTTACTCCATCACTCATTATTTGAAACAACTTTTGTGCAGCAAATAAACCAACAAAAGCACCACTAACAGAAGCACCAAACTTTTTAAAAGATTTTCCTAATCTAGTAGTAAAGCCATCAATACCTAACATTTCTTGTCTAGTTACTAGTAATTGTCTTCTAGTACCTTTTAAGCCTAAATTAACTTTAGCTATACTTTTAGCATATTGATCATTAGTTATAACACCTTCTTTAACTTGTTTTTTAAGTTTTTTCTGTTCATCTGTTAACTTTTTTAGTGTTAACTCTAAACCTACTATTTTCTTTTTTTGATCTGCTGTACCTTGTACATCTATTTTTACTGCTATTACCTTTTCTGCCATTTTTATAATATTACGGGTACAAAATTACTTGTTATTGGATCTTCAATTACTACATCTATTAGTTGACCACTATTAACTACATAAACATCTTGTATAGCTGGTGGATTATTATTATTATTACTATTACCATTATTACCTTGTTGAGTTAAGTCTATTGCAACATTTCCTAAATCCTCAAACTTAAATAAATTTACTTTTGTAGTACCATTACTTAATGGCTTGTAATCTTGTACTTTTTCAACTATATAATATCCTGTAATTTCTGAAGGTGTAGATATATAAATTAATTTTCTAAAGTCTAAATTATTTATATCAACATCGTCTAATTTAACATAAGCTACTAACCTTCCACCATCTTCTATATTTTTCATCATATTAGAATAATGAGTAGCAAATAAACCATTAGAACCTGTAAAGCTTAAATTTCTATCTGCAACTACATTATTAAAAGTTTCAAAAATACCATAAGGAATAGTTGTAGTAGGTGTATTAAATTTATTAATCTGTCTAGCAGTACCTCCAACACTACTTTGTGATCCATTATTAAATATATATACTTTAGGATTATATTCAGTTATTCTATCTGTTGGTGTACCTTGTGTAATATATTCATTCCATATACGAATAGTAGTAGGTACTATTTCAGGATCAAAAGCATTATTTATTATAGGTGCTACTTCTTCAGCAGTACCAGCATAAGAAGAACTAAATAAGTCTAATTTAATATTAGTTGTGCCTTCAGCGAATCTAATAGGTAGTTTATGAGTATAACTTGCATAGGTTCTTTTATTTAATCTTTCCCATTCTTTTAGCCATTCATCTCTATCTAAAGACTTGTAAGAAAATTCTATATTTCTTTTGTAAGTATTTATATAATCTATTTCATAATTTCTACTTAAATCTATTTTATCAGTCCAGTCTACAGCACTTGTAATAGGTTTGAAAAAAGTATCTCTAGGTTCTAAGTATATTGTTTTAGTTTTTGCATCAGTCCAATAATATATATTAAACATTCTAGTAAAATCATTTATAACATCTAACAATTTAATGTTAGTTGGTATAACTTCATTTAGTGTAAAAGAATCTCCTTTTAATAATTTTGCTCTTCTTTGAACATTAAAATAAGTGGTATCAAAAGCACCAACACCTGCAATAGTATTAATTATTGATATATCTTGAAAATCTCTAGAAATATTTCTTACATAAATACTAATATTATCTGAAGAATTTAAAATTAAGTTAGAAACATTCCAACTATATGAAGAACCGTTATTAGTTACTACTTGATTATCAAACCATAATATTTGCCCTGTACCAATATCTGTAGAACTGGTACCATTAGCAACTATATATACTGTAAAATCTCCAATTAAAGAAGTATTACTATTAAGTATTCCTATGTTTATTGTAAAGTCATAACTACCTGTTATGCTAGGTGTATATTCATTTGTAGAAGTGTTATATAGTGAACTTACATCTGAATTAGGAGAAGTTGAATCATCATTAAAATCTACTCTTACAATATCACTAAGATTTAATAAAGTTGCTGCACTTGTTTTTTGTGATCTAACTACAGTTGCATCTATTTCACTTTGATTTAATAAAAACTTTAGAGAAAAGTCTGCTACTAATCTTTTTATAGTAGCATCAGTTAAAAAAGTACTATTAACATTCCAACCTAAATGATTTAATCCACGTTCTATTAAACTTCTAATATAAAAAACAGGTGTATAATCTTCTACTTCTGTATTATTATTAGATAAATTACCACCTCTAGAAATATATGGATAAGCATGATCATAAGTATCAGAAGTTGCTGCATTAGCTGTATTTATTCCTAATTCATTATATACTTGTGAATTATTATTATATGTAACATCTGAAAGTTTTAACTCACTTGCAGACTTTACCCAATCAATATTATTACCAAAAAATATTAATTCAAAATAATCTTTATTAATAGCTTTACTTACTTGTAAAAATCCTGCATCATTTTGGCTATTATCAACCATTATAACACATGGCTTTCTACCTAAAGCATCTCTATAGTCTTTCTTACTATTTATATTATCAATGTTAGAAAGTAGCTTAGAATTGTTCTTAGTATTAGGTACTTTAAAAGTTTTAGAGAAAGTACCAGTTCTAGCTTTTAGATTATCTAAATTAACTATACCCTTTGTTAATGCTAAAGGAAAATCTTTAAAATTAGCTAAATCTAAATCTCCTAAAACATTATTACTATTATCTAATATTCTTATAACTACTCCCATTATCCTCTATGACCTTTTTCAGTATTAGCTAAACTATAATTTAATACAAATTGTATAGGCATATTTTCATTATTCCTAATTAATTTAGATCCATCTTCAATTAATATAGAAAAGTATTTACCACCTACTTCTATCCATGCTATTTTTGTTATTAACATTGAACTAGCAAAGTTTATAACATCTCTTCCTATACTTTTTGAATATGCTGTAAAGCTTTTAGATGTTTCATTTTGTATTACTGCATTACCATAATCACTAGATGAATAAGTAGTACTTAAAGCTTTAGTATAATTAGTTGATTTATATTCTATTGTTTCAGTTTCATTACCTTTTAAAGTGATACTATCTTGTTTACCAAATTTATTAATAAAATGTATTCTAGTATCTGAACCACAACTCTCAACTATGTTATATGTTTTTATTTCACTTCTTACACCATCATCATTAACTAATTGAATAGTATATTTAGCAACATTAGTTAAACTAACTCCCATTGCAATTAAATTAGCAGTACCTACAGGTACATCTAAATAAGGATCAATAAAAGAAGAAACTACTGTATAATTCCATTCTGAAACTATTAAATTATCTGTATTTAATAAAGCATTTGAACTATCGTATGTTAAAATCTTAATTATATAGTTTTTCACACCTCCACTAGATACAGTCCATGCCATACCTAAAAACTCATTAGCATTTAATTCAATATCTTTAGAAGATGGTGCTTCACTTAAAAACTTTTTACTTAATCCATCAAGTTTATAATTATTCTTATCAAAATTTGCTAAATCATATTGAGATTCTCTCCAGTTAAAAGTAGTTAATGTATTGGTTTGATAATTCCATGCACTATTATTATCATCATCAGGATCATAAGAAGTAACTAAAACACCAGCAGTTAAAACAACTTCATAAATCTTTAACCTAAATTGTAAATTATCAACATCATTAATTATAGCACTTGCTCCTATTGTTTTTAGTTTAAAATCTATATTTTTTTTTAACACTTCTTGAGCATCAAAAGTAAATTCATTAGCAGTACCTAAATCAGGAGAAACACTAATAGCAGCTACTCTATTTGAAGATACACCACTATCATAAGATACTGTCACCTCAACAATTAAATTTACTATATCAGTTGAAGAACTAGAAAACCTAAACACAATAGGCTGATATGCTAAAGTAGGTTCTGTAGGTGCTGAAAGTTGAGTTATTGCCATTTTTAGTTATTTTTTTTATTAAAATCCTTAGTAATATTACTTACTAAAGTATCAAATTCTTTAAATACATCTTCTCCTAATATACTTAATATTGGATCTATTTTATTATCTATTACAAAATCTATAAAGCCTTTTCTTCTTCCATTAGGACTAAATTTAAAACTTCCTTTAGTTGGGCTTCCTTCTTGAAATATCTTTTGTTGAATAGCAAAAGCAACATTTTTAACTTCTTTATTTCCTGAAGCTATTGCTCTTTGTTCTATCCAATTCATAAGAACTTGTATAGGTACTTTTTTTGCTCCTGCTCTTCTTCCCTCATTTACATATATTCCATAATCATTCATTAAAACTTGAATAACTATAGATTTAGGTAAAGTTAATACAGAACCTTCAAAAGAATTAACAAGGCTTCCTGTAGCATCATGACCTTGACCTATTAATTCAGCTTGTAATTCACTTATAATTAGCTTTAATATGTTAGAATATTGAGCCATTAAAAGTTGAAAGTACCTTGATTACATGAACTATTTAATCCTACTACTACTGAATATTTTGCTGCTACTAATTTATCATTATGAACATCATGAGCCAAAAACCCATTTATTTGTTCTCTATCTACTATATAAAAACCATTAGAAGCATCTATATTACGTTCAAAAAATTTAGCTATATATTGATCTATGTATAAATCTACTTCAGCTTGAGCATCTTGTAAAGATTTAATTTTTTGTATTTTCGCATTGTATATATTATAACAAAATATATCAAATGTATATTTCTTGTTAGTTGGTAAACCAAAATTATTAACATTTCCACGTGAAGTATTAGGAGAACTTTTAACTAAAATTAAAGGATATGCTTTATCCTGTAAGCTTCCATTAATATCACTTACTTTATTGTATTTAAAATAATTAACAGAAGTAAAAGCATCTGCAACTGTTTTAAATTCATCTATAATATCACTAAAATCTGCCATATCTTAAATATACTAAAAAAATTGTTATTTAGAATAATTATAAATAGTGGCTTGTTTTTATTTTAGTTTTTAATATTAAAACATTGTGAAAAAATCCCCACCACTAGTATCTATTGATCCTCCTAATCCTTTTATTTCAGTTCTATCTAGTGTTAAACTTCCAAAAGTAGAAGTAGAACGTAAAGAAATAGTACCAGCACTATGACCAGCATCAGCACTAATTGCACCTGTTGCTACTTGTCTATTAGTATTGTGAGTTGTAAAAGTTCTATTAGTACCTTGTGGTATTTGTTGAGTTAAAATAGCATTTATAGAACATGAAGTAATCATTATTAAAGAATCATCTTCTACTGTTAAATTTTGTGTATTTGGTGTTGATTGTCCACCTGTTCTAGCACTAGCACCAATACCACCACAATCTGTAAAGCTTCTTATGTGCATACTAATAGGATTCCACTGTGAACCACTAAAATTAACTCTTAAAGTATTATTTCCTGTTGGTGGATCTACTAAATAGAAAAAAGCCATTCTTTGAGATAAACCACTTCTATTAATTTGATATAGTTGTGTCATTGCTACACCTCCATAAGTACAACTTGAATAAGTTCTAGTATTACTCATAGTAAATTGAGCAATTATAAGCCTATTACTACCTGTATTTTGGGTATGGCTTTGTGTTTTAAAATTTGCTCCAGGAGTAGGGTTAGCACTAGTTGTATTTCCTTTAGTTGGTGTAGCCATTTACAGTTGATTTATATTAGTTATTTCAGGAATATCTAAGCTATCAGTAGTTTCTACTTCAGTTCTAGCTTCATTAACATAAGAAACACCACTAAAAAAAGTACTTATACTTACTTCTCCTAATTCTAATTTAGTTCTGTTTTCTCCTAAAAAAGCACCTAAACTAGAATCATAAGCCTCATTAATTTCATTGGCTATAAGAACATCAGTAGTATAACCAACATCTGTATACTTCAAGTTATTAGGTGCTTCTAATTCTATTTTGCTAATTATTATTATCACTTTTAAATAAATTTTAATACTTGTTATTAATAATTTTTATGCTTCTTCTTTTATAAATATTCCATCTTTCATTATTCCTTTTCTATCCTTAATATCATTATAAGAATGTTCTAAACAATCAGATAAGGTTAATTTATGTTGTAAGGCTAAATTATTTAAAACTACTAAACAATCTCCTATATCATCAATAGGATTTTTACCTTTACAAATATTATCAGATAATTCTCCTACTTCTTGAATAAGTTTTAAAGTTTGATCTTTTGGTGTACTTCCTTTTATAAGGTTTCTATCTTCAGCCCATTTAGAACTTAATTCAATTAAATTTAATAAATCACTCATATATTTACGCTTCTTCTTTAACTGCAACCACGTCCCATTTACTACCTTGTTCACTATATATACAACCTACATAAAGTATTTTATTTGCTGTTGTTGTAGTTGGTAGTGTTACACCTATTGCTCTATAAATACCATTCCATGTTAAAGCCCTATTAGTACCATCATCTGCTATTCTAAACATTAATTTCATTCCACTAGATACTGTTCCTGTTGGTGCTGCTATTGTCATTGCAGTAGCTAAATCTGTTACAGTTTCTTGATCGTTTGAATCTACATCAGGTGTTAATGTAGTTGCAGTTGTAGTATTATTATTAATAGGCTTAACTATATTACCTCTTTTAATACTTTTCTTTACAAATGAAGCACCACTATCTTCTATAATAAATTCATC